AGACAGACCAAAAACAGATCAAATGCAACAAGTGATACTGTATTTCCAAAACTTGGGATATACAATTGACCGTTTGATCAACAGTAGTACAAGAAAAACTTTCAAATGGGTAATTAGTTATTGACAAGTAAGACTTCTTAGTGTATGCTATCTTAGCAGACAAATAAAAGGAGTATGTTCATGCCTGTACTAATGCCAATTTCACAGGAAATTTCACTCACACCTCAGGAGCAATTTGATCTTATTGCTCGTTATCCGGATGAGGATCCGGTATTAAGTTATAATGTATATGCACCAAAAGAGTACAATGTGCCTTGCGGAATTCAGCATTGTGCTAAACCAGACCGCACAATAAATGTACTACGCTATGCTCGTGCTCACTGGAAACAGCGTTACGGGGTTGTTGTTCCTACCAATAAAATGGAACTTGTGTGTACCGGATTTTGGCACAAGTGGGGAGAGATTTGGCAGTGTTATGATGAGGATCCTGATGCCTTCTTAGAAGATGTAGTTTACTACAACAACACACCGGAGTTTCCACTTCCAGGAGTTACATTGCTCAACCATGTGCAAAACAATCCAAAACAATTTGCACCTTATGTGCTTGACAAGGAATACACAGGTATGCTATAGTAACGAAATGTTAAATATCACTTCCCCCTACCCGTATAAAGAATTCAAACGCAAAAGTGTAAATGGCAAACGACTATACGAAAATCCGTATGGCGATCCAGTGCCAAGTGTTACTACTATTTTAGACAAAACAAAACCACGTGAAAAGCGTGAAGCACTACAGCGTTGGAAAAAACGTGTAGGAGAAGAACAAGCACAAAAAATTGTAACCGAAGCTGCTAATGTTGGCACTATTATGCACAACATACTAGAGCATTGGGTAAAGAACGAAGAGTACACAGGAGAGACTATACTGCAAGCCAAAATGATGGCAGACACAGTAAAGCAAAACATAGAACAAGACTTGGATGAAGTGTGGGGTAGCGAAGTTAATCTTTGCTATCCACAATTGTATGCAGGTACGACTGATTTAGTTGGTGTGTACAAAGGTGAACCGCATATTATGGACTTCAAGCAAACCAACAAGCCTAAAAAGCGTGAATGGATTGATGATTACTTTATGCAAGCCGCAGCATATGGAATGGCACACAATGAAGTGTTTGACACAAAGATTGAACGTGCTGCTATCTTTATGTGTAGCAGAGATCTAGAATGGCAACTGTTTGAAGTTGGCCCAGAAGAATTTGAAATGTGGACAGAAAAGTGGGCTCAGAGAGTCGCAGAGTTCTACAACTTGTCATAAATACTGTATCAGGAGCACGAAATGGCAGATACAAGAATTAGTAAAATTAAAGTAAGGCAGGGTAATTTTTCAGACCTTCCTACACTTGATCCAGGAGAATTTGGATTCGCTAAAGACGTAAGACGTCTTTTTATTGGTAATGATACAATCAGTGTTGGTACTGGTAACGGTGTGCTTACACAGTTCACAGTTCCTATTGGATTAACTGAGCCAGGCGTGCTTAGAGTTTTTGTAGACGGTGTTGCAGTAAATGCAAGCGACTATACACTGATTGGAACAACACTAACATTTAGTAGTGCTCCTACAGGTGCTATTACAGTTGGATTTAACAGCGAAGTTGATCTTGGAGAACAGCCTGTACAAGAAATACAACTAGCAGCAAATGCTACTAACAGTGATACAGGATTTCAAGTGGACACAACACAGTACAATGTAATAATCATGGATTATACACTAAAAAGCACAAACGGTGTAAGAGTAGGACAAATACGTTTTGCTACAGATACTGTTGCAAGTACAACCACTATCGACGATAACTACACAGAAACTGGCGTAATCAATGTACAATTTAATGTTGACATTGCAACTGCCAATACTATGAAACTACAATATACTGACTACGATAACCTTATTAGCACATTCAAATACACATATCAAACTTGGAACAGCAATTAAACCATAGAGCTTGGTTTGAATCTCCGAGCACACGTTTAAAAATGTGGAGAGAATTCAGACAAAGCCTTGACATAGAAAATACTCTAGAAGTATGCCAAACTGTTGTTGACTGGTGGAAAAGTTCACCTATTAGTGCAATTACTATAGATCCAGTGGACTATAAAAGATGGCCTACACCTTGGGAGATGTTACACAAAGGAGATTTTTGTGAAAACAGCTTGGCTCTAGGCATGAGTTATACAATATATTACGCAAATAACCGCATACCTAATAGATTGGTTTTTGTACAAAATAAAGAAGATAGCATACAAAAATTATGTGTGCTAATTGATGAAAAATACTTGCTTAATTACCGTCACGGCGTTATAAGTAGTAGACCCGAGTCTGAAACAATTATCTATGACGTAGATATAGACCGTGTGGTTAAGCACAATTATTAAAAAATAATTAAATGAGAGGACACTAGCATGACTGAAATTCACGTAACGAAACGCAATGGTACACGAGAGCCAATTGACTTAGACAAATTACACAAAGTAGTTTTTTATGCAACAGAAGGTATCAATGGCGTTAGTGCTAGTGAAGTTGAAATCAAAAGCAGTATCCAATTTTACAATGGAATTACCAGTAGTGAAATTCAGGAAACATTAATTAAAAGTGCAGCTGACTTAATCTCAGAAGAAACTCCTAACTATCAGTGGGTAGCAGGTCGTCTTATTAACTATCATTTACGCAAACAAGTGTATGGTGATTTTGAGCCAGCACATTTATTTGAAATAGTACAAAAGAATGTTGAAGATGGTTGGTATGATCAAGGACTATTAGAAGCCTACAATGAACAAGAATGGAATGAGCTAAACGATTATCTAAAACACGACAGAGATGAAAACTTTACATATGCTGCAATGGAACAATTCCGTGGCAAATATTTGGTACAAAATCGTGTAACAAATGAAATAAAAGAAACACCACAGGTAGCATACATGTTAATTGCTGCAACACTGTTTGCAAATTATCCACGAGAAACAAGACTTAAATGGGTTAAAGATTATTATGATGCAACTAGCAATTTTTATATCAGTTTGCCTACTCCTGTTATGGCCGGGGTTCGTACTCCGCAGCGTCAGTTTAGTAGTTGTGTTCTTATTGAAACTGGCGATAGTCTTGATAGCATTAATGCTACTACTAGTAGTATTGTAAAATATGTAAGTCAAAAAGCAGGTATTGGTGTTGGAGCAGGAAGCATACGTGCGCTAGGATCTCCAATTCGCAAAGGTGATGCCTATCACACAGGTGTTATTCCTTTTTATAAAATGTTCCAAAGTGCTACTCGCAGTTGCAGCCAAGGTGGTGTGCGCAATGGTGCTGCAACACTTTATTATCCAATTTGGCATTTAGAAGTTGAAGACTTACTTGTACTTAAAAACAACAAAGGCACCGATGACAACCGTGTAAGACACATGGACTATGGTGTTCAATTTAACAAACTGTTCTACGAAAGATTGATCAGTAATGGTAATATCACACTGTTCTCACCTAGTGATGTGCCAGGCTTGTACGAAGCATTCTTTGCAGATCAAGACAAGTTTAGAGAACTATATGAAACAGCAGAACGTAATACAAAACTGCGTAAAAAAGTAGTTAGTGCAACTGAACTATTCAGTCAGTTTATGGAAGAACGCAAAAATACAGGACGCATTTATTTACAAAATGTAGATAATGCTAATACCCACAGTTCGTTTAAACAAGACATTGCGCCAATACGTCAAAGCAACTTGTGTGCAGAAATCGATTTGCCTACAAAACCTCTCAATGATTTTAATGATGAACAAGGCGAAATTGCACTGTGTACATTGAGTGCTATCAATTGGGGCAATATCAAAACACCACAGGATTTTGAAAAGCCTTGTACACTTGCAATCAGAGGATTAGATGCACTATTAAGTTATCAAAACTATCCAGTCAAGGCAGCATACAATGCTACAATGGGCAGACGTCCATTGGGTGTTGGCATTATTAATCTAGCATATTGGATGGCTAAAAATGACATGACATACAGCAATCCTGATTTGGCAAAAATTGACGAGTTTGCAGAAGCTTGGAGTTACTATCTAATCAAAGCCAGTGCAGACCTGGCAGCAGAACAAGGCGCTTGTTTGTGGAATGATCAAACAAAATACAGCGACGGTATTACGCCCAATCAAACATACAAACAAGATGTAGATGAATTAGTACCTCATCAAGAGCGTATGCCGTGGAATGAACTGCGTCAACAACTGCGTGAAACAGGTATTCGCAACAGCACACTAATGGCATTAATGCCAGCAGAAACAAGCGCACAGATTTCAAATGCTACAAATGGCATTGAACCTCCACGCAGTTTAGTAAGTGTTAAACAAAGTAAACATGGTGTGCTTAAACAAGTTGTGCCTGGCATTCATCATCTCAAAAACAAGTACGAATTGCTATGGGATCAACGTAGCCCAGAAGGTTATATGAGTATTATGGCAATACTACAAAAATATATCGACCAAGGCATTAGTGTGAACACAAGCTATAATCCTACGTTTTATGAGGATGAAAAGATCAGCATGAGCGAAATGCTAAAACACTTGATGATCTTTTACAAGTATGGTGGTAAGCAATTGTATTACTTTAACACATACGACGGACAAGGTGAGATTGATGTTGACAAACTAAACGAACCTGCTAATATAGAAATCAACGAAGATTATCAAATTGAAGAAGAAGATTGCGAAAGCTGTGTAATATAAGGAAATAAGATGAGTGTACTAAATGCAAACCAAAGAAACAAGCACCTAGAAAGTTTGATGTTTTTAGATCCAAACGGTGGTGTAGATATTCAACGTTACGATACGTTGAAGTATAAACAGTTTGACAAACTAACTGACAAACAGTTGGGTTTCTTTTGGCGTCCAGAAGAAGTAGATGTATTGAAAGATGCAGCAGATTTTAAGAAGCTAACTGAACATGAAAAGCACATTTTCACAAGCAATCTCAAAAGACAAATCTTGCTGGACAGTGTACAAGGTCGTGCACCTGCAGACAGTTTTAATCCACTAGTAAGTTTACCTGAATTAGAAAACTGGGTAACAACTTGGACATTTAATGAAACTATTCACAGTCGCAGTTACACACATATTATTCGCAACGTATACAGTAATCCTAGTGTTGTTTTTGATGAAATGATGGACATTCAAGAAATTGTTGATTGTGCAAGCGATATTAGTAAACACTATGACGATCTCATTGAAATGGGTCAATGGTATAATCTATTAGGTGAAGGTACGCACACTGTAAATGGTAAAAAGATCACAGTTGATTTGTACGAACTTAAAAAGTTAATTTACAAAGCTATGGTAAGTGTAAACATCTTAGAAGGTGTTCGTTTTTACGTTTCATTTGCTTGTAGTTGGGCGTTTGCTGAACTTAAAAAGATGGAAGGCAATGCCAAAATTATCAAATTGATTTGTCGTGATGAAAACGTACACTTAGGTAGCACACAAACACTGCTAAAACTTATGCCTAAGGATGATCCGGACTTTGCAAAAATTGCTGAAGAAACCAAAGACGAAATGATACAATTGTTCATTGATGCTGTGGATCAAGAAAAAGCATGGGCAGAATATTTGTTCAAAGATGGCAGCATGATTGGACTTAACACACAACTGCTAAATGAATATGTGGAGTGGACTGCCAACAAACGTATGACTGCTATTGGATTGCCTAGCCCATACAAAGGCGGCAGCAATCCTTTGCCTTGGACACAAAAATGGATTGCTGGTGCAGAAGTACAGGTTGCTCCACAAGAAACAGAAATATCAAGCTATGTTATTGGCGGTACAAAACAGGATGTAAATGGTAGTACATTCCAGGGCATTAAACTATGATCACATTGTACAGCAAACCATTGTGTCCTTATTGTGAAATGGCAAAGCATTACTTGACAAAAAACGAAATTGAATACGAAGAAATTAGAGTGGATACAAATCCTGAAGCTCGTGAGTTTTTACTAAGTGAAGGGCATAGAACTATGCCACAGATTTATCACAACGGAAAACTACTGGTAGCCGGTGGCGGGCAAGCACTTGTTCGTATGGATCCAAATACAGTAAAAGAACTCATAGGAGAAGTTGTAGATGTTAGTGATTTCAAACTTTAAAAAAGGCGATGTAATTACAGTAAAACTAAGTACAGGTGAAGAACTTGTCGCACGTTTTGAAAGTGTAAGTGCTGACGAACTTAAATTGGTTAAACCAACAGTGCTTACACTCAATCCACAAAATGGGCAAGCAATGTTAATTGCATGGCTAATGAGTATTGATGCGCACAACAGTGAACCGGTTAGTGTCAAAGGTAACCAAATTGTTGCAACAGCAAGAACAATCAAAACACTTGCTGACAGTTATACACAAAGCACAAGTGGTATTGCCCCTGCAAGTAGCCTAGAAGGTCTGAAACTCTAATAAATACTTGCATGGCAAGATGGGTACACAGAGAATTTGATCTTAGAGATTGCGGAGCAACAACGGTAACTGTATGTCCTGATGTAAGGGTAAACAGTAGACGTATTAGTATTGATGGAGATCCCAACACTGATAAAGGCGGTAGTCTGATAGCCACTGACACAGTGGGCAGTGTTAGAGCTATGGGAATTCCTGTGATACTGATAAGAGATCCTGCTAATCCAGATAGCAAATGTCCAGGAGATAGTCACTGTAATCCAAGAGCCAAAACAGCAAGTCCTGATGTACGTGCCGGTGGGAACAATAATCCATGAGTTTTAGAGATTTTAAACAAGGTTTGCAAAATGCAAACGACTATTTAGATGCTCAGCATCATATCAGTGGTACTATTGCTGCTGGCGCTGATGCACTGAGAGTTACTAGTCAAGCACAATACAGTTTCACACTCAGAGAACTCTTGTGCCAAGTCTTGAGTGGCAATGGTATGAAATTACCAAATGTGCAACTGTGTTTGCATGCTAACATTCAAGAGTTATTAAAAATTCCAAACATACAAGGTGAGATTGCAGATGCACTAAATCAATTGTTAGGCGGCGTAGAGCAATTTATGGATCATACTAAAATAGACAATGTTTTGGGAAGATTAAACATGGTGTTAGGAGAAGCTCAGAACGTTGCTAATCTTATCAACTTCTGTAGTGCTCCTGTAGATCCAATTGCTATTCCTAATATGTTGGAACGTGCAATGGGCAGTTTCTTAGGAGCCGGTAAACAACTTGCTAATGACATTGGTAGTATGGATCCTGGTAATGTTTGTGCATGTATTAGTACCAATGGCGGATTTAATGCCAGTGTATTCAACGGCGGCGTACTAGGAAATATTGCCAATCAAATCGATGCAATAACAAGTGGGTCGTTAATACAAAGCGAAATTGATAGAATTATAAACGATGTTAAGGGTATTACAGATAGAATTACTAGCTTAGTAGATTTTGAAAACAATATTATTGGTTCTTATTCACCTGGTGGTAGCCAATTTGCAACACCAGACAGCGGATGTAATAGTGAAATTGGTGTGTTGCACAATCCAGGATCAGGACCTATTAGTGGTAATAGCAGAATTTCAACACAATTAAAAAGTTTATACGACAGACTAGCAGCTTATCCAGTGCAGTATAGTTTAGGAAGTGGAAAAGACAATGCTACAGGTCACCAGTATGATGCTAATAATAATCGTATTTTTAATGGAGAAGTAATAGAATATCCTAACATTTTTCATCTGCTACTAGATGATGAAATGCTAAACTTGTTACGTGCAGCTGACAATCCAACACCAACAATTGAAAATCAGATTCCGGTTTATGATTATTGTGGTAACATAATAGGTTACACACAAGAGTTTGAACAACGAGAAAACGAAACAAGCCTAGGAAATACACCAACTGTTCCTAATAGTCCGGGTTATCGAGCAGGCGGGCTAATCACCGACACAGCTAGTCAAGTAAGTGATAATGTGTCAGTTAGTGGTACCACAGTAATTAATAACTTTAATAACACAGGTAATACACTGTATCTAGTAAGTAGTGAACAAGCACAACTTGCACTAAATGCAAACACAGACGACATTGTAATTAGAACTGATATTTTAACAATCTTCACTCGTAAAGATACAGGAGGTTTTAACACAGGAACACTAGCAGATTATCAGCAAGCAACCAGCACATTGTTTGACTTTTTAAACAACTTAAATGTAGAAAGTGGCAGTGGTGTTATTGTTAAAGATGCAGGTGTTAGTAGAGCAAGGCAAGTTGAAGGTAAAGCAGGAGAAACTCGTGTAATCAATGGTGATGGTGCTGGCGGTAACATTAGAGTTGAACTAGAAGAAAATACCAGAATACCAGGAACAGCAGCTATTAAAATACCAGCTGGTACAACTGCACAGAGGCCAAACACAGAAATTGGTGAAATACGCTATAACACAGATACACATAATATTGAAGCATATTATGGAGATACAAATACTTGGCGTAATATTGCTAGCGGTGGTGGTGTAACAATTACAAGTGCTAGTAATCTTGGAACAGGTAGTGGTGTCTTCAAACAAGTTAGCGGAAATGATTTACAATTTAGATCACTTGTAAATGCTGGTGGCATTAGTATTACACAAAATGCAGATGATCTTACAATTACTGATACTATTACCAGTAGTAACGTAGGCGGTGCTAATCAAGTATTCAAACAACGTACAGCAAATAATTTTGAATTTAGAACACTAACAAGCACTGATAATAGTGTTAGTTTTACACAAAATGCAGACACTATAGATATAAGTGGTGATCCTAATGTAAAGAAAACTGCAATTACTACAACAGGCAGTGGTGCAACAGCAATCCAAGTTAACGGAGTTTATCCAGAACCAGCTAGCGGTAAAACTTGGTTTTTTACTGCATTTGCTATTGGTCGTGCAACCACAGGTCAAGTACAGGCATTTAAAATTGAAGGACTAGCTGACAATCAAACAGGAACTACAAACATTGTGGGTAATACTGTGATGAAAACAGATTATCAGCGTAGTACAGCAGATATAGTGCAAGCTGTATGGGATCCTCTAACTGCATATGTAACCAATGACAGTGTTGAATATGACGGTAACATATACCAAGCCAATACCAATGTAGCTTCAGGAGAACTAAGTCCAGATCAAAATGCTAACTGGAGTGTAACCTATACTGGATGGAACTTTAGTGCTGAAATTGACAACGGACTCAAGTTCAAAGTCAAAGGCGATGCAACAGCTAATGTTAGTTGGGATGTAAGAATCACATTTTTAGAAGTATAAATACTGTGTCAACAAAAAAATGCATTTTTTTGAATCTTTTTTGTTGACATTCGAGTCGTCTTGCCATAAACTCTTACTTAGTAAGAAATTATGGAGAGATGTCATGGCACATCGAATATTAAACTATAGGCAAAAGAGAGGCTAAAAGAATGAGGTCTAAAGACACTGGCAATGGAAGAAGAATACTGGCAAAGGTAGAGGTCCCATTAAGCGTAGAAGATATTGCAACATATGCATTGCGATATTTAGAAGAAGCTGGAGATGATGATCCCAGGGATACACTAATCAACAGCAACAAAAGAGAAATTTTTAATATGGCAAAGCTAGCCATATTTCGTTGGGGAACTGAAGAACCCCGAGCATATGTAGCAGAACATATGAATGGAAATTTTCAACCAATTGAACAAGTTGTAAAACACAAGTTTCCGGAGTGCGATTGATGACAAATGTGATTGATTTTCAGGTTGAACGTGCTGTTAGAAAAAGTGGTATAAAAGATAAAGCACTGTTAAAAGATATTATCAGTGAAGGTTACGATCCTTGCGATCCGATAGAAGTAAGCAACTACTATAGTTGGAAACAGTTCGAAGGCGGTATTTCAACAGAATTAGAACACAATTGGTCAGACGAAGCAATTCGAAACTTGCTTACTGATATCAAACTGTTTGACCCTGATCAGCCTTACACTGTAACTACATCTAACGATTTAGATATACTATATGATGGTGATTATGAGATTATTATAGATGACACTAAATCTTCTTCCGATTCTTAGATCTTCGTTAGTAAAC